GCGGTAAATTTTGCCGAATGCGGGCCGGGCAGCTGCCGGCGGGCGATGATGTATGTATAATGCTGCACACTTAGGAAGCGTGGCCGAGTGGTTGAAGGCACCAGTCTTGAAAACTGGCGACGGGTTACACTGTTCGTGAGTTCGAATCTCACCGCTTCCGCCAGAAAAACCGAAAAAGCCCTTGATAATCAAGGGCTTTTTCACTTTTTTGGTCCGTCACGAATAGTTCGGCCACCATGTGCATGACACAAATATTTGACAACTTGCGGAAACGGTTTCCGCAAGTTGTCACGTTTCGCCGCCAGATGAGCATGTAACATCGATCAAATTTCATTTCTATAACTGCAATGTTTTGGTGAATTCTCACCGAATGTATCAAATTTCCCTTGAAAAACCACGCTAAGTGTGTCTGTAAATCCTTTCTAATCCTATCTTTTCGGCAAAGCCAGTGGCATAATTCACCTGTTGACAAGCAAAGTACTTGTCAATGCCGGTTTCCTCGCTGCGCAGTGATGTCCGAGATGGGTCGTTCTAAGGCGTGCGCCACAAAATAGAAGAAAAAAATACAATGACTACAAACGTTTTTGACGTAAATGTTGGGCAGTTAACGAGCGATAGTCGCTGGTCGTTTGAGGAATCAGATTGGTTTGTGTACGTAGACGATACCGGCTATGACAAGATTAGTTTTGATGACGTGCTAGGTTTCGCATTCGCCGGCAATGTTACCAACATCGATGTTTGGAAAAAATGGGTAGCTGGCGGACGTCCAGCTCCGGCCCCGATGGGCCATCTGGACCAGATGTCACTGATTATCATGAACATGTCGGATGGAAAGTTGGAATTTGCATCTGATTACATGCTCTTTTCCCATGCTGGGAATGCCATCGAGGCCTTGTATGGCGGTAGCGGCGGTCCATTTGCAAAAGACTGCTGGACCTCTAACCGATGCGCCCAGACGGCAATTGAAAGTGCAAAGGTTAAGGACACGTTCAGTGGCGGCAAGATGAAATTCCTGATGCGCGGCACTAAGAAGAATAATCTTTCCACTAACACTGACGTTGCTGAAATTAGCGAACATTGCAAGCAAAAAGGTGTAATGATGAACATGAAAAATCCGGCAAACACGGTACTTGTGAAGGATGCTGCGAACGATCCTTCAAATCAAGTCGCGCAGTCCGTTGCGCAGAAAGTCATGAATGGAAAGGCAGTGATGAACGCGCCGTTCCCAGGCATGAATCAGCCATGGACATTGGAAAAAAAATCGGAGCTGGCCAGTGTTCTTGATCGCTTCACCGCTAAGTGAAAAATGCGCTTCATTGAAGTAAAAAAAGCCCGTTAATACGGGCTTTTTTTGGGCCTATATTCTTTCCGGCCCCATTCTATCTGGTCGGTTTTACCAGCTCCCCCGCGCGCCGGTAGACTCGTTTTGTAATCTCCTTGTTGGTGTGTCCGAGCAACTGGCTTGCCTCGTCAAGGCTGATAATTTCGCTGGCCGCCTTCGGCCGGATATCGCGGAACTGGAAGGACTTGATGCGGCTGGCCAGTCCGGTCTTGCCTGCTTCCTCTGCCTTCGCGCTCGCCGCCAGCCGGGCTGGGCCGAACCTGTCACGCATCATTTTCATGGAGAGCTGGCGGCCGGATTCGGTACAGACCAAAGTGTCGCCGCCGCAGGCGATAGCGCGGGCTTCCAGTCGTTTGACGCACTTGCCAAGGTCAGTGAGGCGGTTGCCATCCGATAGGCTGATTCGCAGCAGCTTGCCGCGCTTTCCCTGGCGCACACGCAGCTCGTCGTCGCGCACGTCCTCCAGTTTCATTTTGAGTACGTCGGCAGGGCGCTGCCCGGTGAGGTAGTTGAGGTCCATCGCGTCCTTGAGCGCGTCAGATGCGAACTCGTAGACTGCTATCCAGACGTCCTCTTCGGCATAGTAATCGCGCGGCTGCTCCTTATTCTTGCGAACGCCGCGACAGGGGTTCTCGCGCTTGGTATAACCCCATTCTCGCGCCATATTGAACACATGGGAGAAGAGGGATATCTCGCGGTTCGCGCGCACCTTCGCCGTGCGTGCATCGCGGTAGCTGGCGATAACCTGCGGCGTTATCGCGTCAATTGGGGCGTTGTCGAACACTGGCCGTAGCTGCCTAAGTGAGTCGCTGTTTTCTACCTGGGTCCCTTTCCCCTTGGAGGGCAGGATATCCCGGATGTAGCGGTCAAAAATGAACGTCATGAGGGTCGTATCCTGCGGCGCCTCGACGCTTTCAAGTTCGGCCCATTTGCGCTTCGCTTCGTTCAAGTCCGTGCCGAGGGGGATTTCCTTGCGCTTGCCGGCATCGTCTCTGCCGTTGTAGTAGTAGCCAATCCAGAATTTTCCGGATGCTAACTGCCGCTTGCGCATCACCATGCGCGGCGGCAGTTTGATTCCTGTTGATTTAGGCCGCATTGAATTACCTTACCTTCGATATGTCCATGCCCCAGCCGCTGCCAGAGGCGCCGCTCAGAATGGCTGAGGGGTTGATCCCTGCGAGCTTCATGCGAGCGTACAGGCGGCCGATGATGGGCGCGCCAGCCTTGTTTTTGATGAATACCCAGCCGTTGCGTTGCAGCCATTCGATTTGGTCGTTTTTTCGGCTACAGCCGGATATGTCGTTGACCTCGTCCGGCGAGAGCATTTCTGACTGGACTGGCAATTCGAATATGGCGCTCATGCGGACACCAATTCTTCAATGAGGGCGAGGTGTTCGGTTACGGAGCGCACAATTGCGTAGCGGATCGCGGTCGCCCGGTCCGGGTGGTCGGCAACCATCGCAACGTGCCCGCCGCGCGGCTCTGCGGTTCCTACTAAGGCGAATTCATCCCAATGGACCGAACTAACTGGATACTGTGCCAGCAGGTCGCCGGCAGCGCACCAGTCGCCGCACCAGTCGGGTACTTTGGCTTGGCCACGGCAGCTCGGTGCGCCGTCGGCTGGTTCACCGAGCAGGCTTCCGCCAAGTTCAATGATGTTGGTCCAGCCCAGCGCGAGCGCCAGCTCGGCATTGGCGTAGTGGTAGCGCATGGCCTCGTCCTGCGCTTCCAGGCGCGCTTGGCAAAGTCGGCACGAGGTCGGAAATTTGCGGTCGCACATCGGCGCGTGCGAAAGAGTTGTGTTGCTGCCGTTCATATTGGTTCCTGCGTGTGTGGTTTTGTAGTGCCGGCGGCGATGCCGCCAGCGCTTTGCGTTGTTGGTCAGGCTATGCGCAGCTGGTCCGCTTGCTTGCCGATTCCAGCGTGTACCTGGGCTTTGCTGCCCTGTAGCCAGCCGTTGGTTGCGTGGCGTTCGGACTGCGCGCTGTTCGCCAGTTCGCGCCTTGTGGTGGTGAGCGCGCCCAGCTCGGGATGGCGCAACGCCACGAAAGCGTTAACCGCAGCCTGGCGGTCGACGTCGATGGCGGGGAAGTGGACGTTTCGGCCGACTGCTTGAACCCAGCCTGCGCAGAATTCATCGGCTGCCGCTACCTTGTTTTTGCGGTAGCGGGCCAGATGGGTTTTCGTATATTCAGCGCGTGCCCGAACCAGCTGGGCGCTAAGTACCGAGTAGGTGTAGGCCGCAACCTCGGCGGCCGATCCTGGGGCGATGAATGTGTAGCCGCCGACAAGCGTGCCGCGCTGATACTGGGAGGAGAAAATCAGCTTGCAGCTAAACATCCTGGCCACGATGTTGGCCAGCTGGACCTCGTATTCTGGTGGGCGCTTTGCGGCGCGACCCTTCGCCCATTGTTCGGCTACGCTTGAGGCCAGCAGCTCGGGATTATCGACATCGAAGCGGGCCATAAGCGCTTGCGCTTGCGCCATCGCGCGCGCCGCCTCTTCGGGGAAGGTTGAGTGTTTCGCACGCGACAGGCACGCGCGGATTTTTCGGAGTGCGTCGTCGCGGGTCATGCTGCGGTCCCTTCTTCTGTGGTAGCAATGCTGAGTGCGCGGTTCTTCTTAATCTTGATGATCGGCTGGCCGTCAGTCTTCTGGTCGTCCGCTTGTTCGGCCTTTGGCTTCAAGGTGATTTTTGTTCTCGGCGCTTCTTCTGGCGTGGACGCTGGCGGCGTGACGCTGCCGTCGTCGTTGAGGACTCCTTCGTGTTTTGCCATGCGCAGCAGCGTTTGATAGCCCTTGAAATTGTCGTCGTCCTGGTCCTCTTCCAGTTCGCCGTCCTCGTCAAGGTGCCAAGGCTCAACGCCAAGCCAGTCGCCGCAGACCAGGTCAACGATAATCTGTTGCACCTCGGAAGGGCCGGCTTGATCTATGTATGCGCGCACGGCATTATCATCGCGCGCGGTAAGGGCGTAGGTATCGCTCAGGATGTCGTCGGGCAGCGAATACTCATTGAGCATTTGCTTTGCCACTTCGCGCAGCGTTCCGAGCTTGAAGCCATTGGCGCCGGCCGCGCGCACTTTCTTGTAGAGGTTGACGCGCTCGGTCGTCAGTTGCTCCGCGCGTTCGGCTTGTGCTGCCTCGGCAGCGATGCGGGCCTTTTCGGACTCGGTCTGTTTTTTAATGGAAGCGGTCGTGGCGTCGCCGCCGGCAGCGGTGCGTGCCTCGCGCGCGGCTTCGCTTTCGCAGGCGCCTGCGGCTTCAAGGGCGAGCTGCGTCGCGTCGCGGTCATAGAGTGCTTCCAGCCTGCCGTCGCCGCCTTTGACGTAGGCGACGACAGGCGGGCGCTGTTCCGTCTTCAAATAATTACGGACATAGCCCGCCATGCCGGTGCCTGGCGTTACGCGGTCGAATGTGTAGATGGGCGTGTCTGTACCGACGAGTGTGCTGCCTCGGCGATAGATCACGCCCCACACTTCGCTGGCATCTTGCCCCTCATGCACTGGGATGCCTTGTTTCTTCGCTTGAGCGGCCAGCTTGATATAGTGCGCGGCGGTCTTCTCTTGGAAGCAGTAGGGATCGGTGCAGGTGTCGGCTTGGATGCCCACGAATACCAGGGGCTGATTGCCTGCGAGTTTAGGGCATGCAATGCATGAGCCAGCGTCTGGCAGCAGCTTGGCGTCTTTAATCACGAACACGGCCTTTTTCAGGTCCAGCATGTACTTGTCCTGAATCCATTGCTTCGCCCTGCGGAAGGACATCGGATCGTCCGTAGGCAATCCGTTCGGGCGCAGGATTTCGCGCACGGCTTGGCTCTGCAAGCTGGCCACCGGGATGCGGGCAATCAGCAGCGCGGTCGACGCTGGCAGATGCTCTTGGTTGTCCAGGAACTGCTCCCGCACGTCGAGATTCAGCGCGCACAACTTGAGGCGGCCGTAAATGTAGCTGCGACTCTTGTCCAATTTCTCGGCCAGCTGGTCGGCGTTGTATCCGTGCTTCATCATGAGGCGTTCGTAGCCCTCAGCCTCTTCCAGCGGGTGCGGATCGTCGCGCTGAAGGTTTTCCAGAATTTGCAGCTCCAGCGCTTCCATGTCGCTGAGGATTCGGCACATGGCCGGAATAACTTGAAGGCCCGCCATAAGGGATGCGCGGAATCTCCGCTCGCCGGCGACGATTTCATAACCTTGCGGTTCCTCCTCGGTGGCCGTCACTGGTCGAATCAAAATCGGTTGTGCGACACCTTTGGCCTTGATGCTAGCTGCAAGTTCGTCCAGCTTGGCCGAGTTGAAGCGTTTGCGGTTGGTCTTAGAAATGCGGATGTCCGCCACCGAGTAGTGGCCGAAAGTGCCAGTATTGGCAGGCACCTCGTCGGCGCCCACTGGCTGGTATGTTATCGCCGACAGTTGCGGCGCCGGGAGGATGGTCAATTCGTTGCTCATGTTTTCTATCTCGTAGATGGTGTGCGATGTGCAGACGTCTGCACAATTAGTCGATGTCGTTTGCGGCAAGCATTCGGTAATCCACCGGGCGGTATCGGGGCCGGCGCGCTCGTGCAGCGTTGCGTATCAGCAGGCGCAGCGCGGTGTCCTTCATGGCGTCTTCCAGGGGGAGAGCTATTGCCAGACTGCGGTGTGCTGCGACGAGGGCAGCGTGGTCGGGTTCTGCGGCTTGGCGTGTCTGTTTGACCGGTCCTACCGAGATACCGCACGGGTCGGCACCATACTTTTCGGAGGCATATTCATACGCGCCGTAGCTGGTCGTGGCGCGGGTTTTGAATTGCGTGGTTTTGGTTTCGGTTTTCACGCGCACGTTGAATTCCCGCAGGATGTGCGCGTGAATTAGCAATGCCGTGCGCAGGTCGTCGGCGGTGTCGCCGGCAGTCCCGCTTAGGCCGGCAGCCCTGAGAAGTTCTAGCGCATTGTTGGCTGCGGCTTGCAGCTTTTTGCCAGACTGCGTAACAGCTGCGGCGAGTTCGCGCATCGTGCTGTTGGCGAGGGTGTGCGGTGCGCGCGCCATCACTCCTCCTTGCTAGCTTTGTTGGCGAGTGCAAACGTCTGCACACGCTTAACTGGTTGATTGAGATTGCGGGCAGCGATGTAGTCGTGCCCGCGCAAGCCTTGGAGTGAGTCCGGCAAGACGTCTCGAACCCGGAGGCTCTTTGAGTCCTGCTCGCTCAGTCTTTCAGCACAAGTCCCAGTACTGAGTGCTTTGTTCATGTTTGCTCCGGTCGATGTAACGGAGCAAATTAAACCACGGGTTTAATGTCGAAGTCAACCGTAGGTTGAATTTATGGTCGAATTTCAATGACTGCTACGGCAATAGGTTGATATTGCTGTTAAGCTATATAGTTACCGAGGGGATATATATTGCAAATGAATCAAGTTGAAGAAAAGCTGTTGAGTGACTTTCGGGCAATGGCGCCAAATGCCCAAACGATGATCTTAAAGCAGGCCAGCAGGTACGTGGAGTTGTTCCCCGCACCTCGCCGCATGCGCCCAGACCTAAGACTTGTCACTATTGGAGCTAAGGCGCGGCTGTGACACCTTTGGAGCATCTTCGGCCGTGGCGATTATAAATGCCCTTCCATCTTGGGCTGACTCCCTATACAGAGTAAGCAGATATAGCTCCTCAGTGTCTACATACACGAGTGCTAGGGATTTCGGTTGGTTTGCCGTTTTTGGATTTTCTATTACTAGAAGTTCATCAAGTGAGAGGCCGAGAACCTCGGCTACCAAAACGGCCTTGCTGCGCGAAATTTTTCCGGTAAGTGTCCATTTTGACACTGCATTAATTGATACACCAGCCTGTTCTGCGAGCCAGCCCTGGGTCTTATTTAAGGCCGCTAGGCGGTTCGCTATCGTTTTTCCAATTTTTTGTTCCATGCCTACATTCTCAGGTTGAAGGATGCCGTGTTCAACCAAGTGCTGGTTGAATTTAAATTCAACCTGTGGTTTAATTCGCTTCATGGAACTCACCTCAATTACCCCTATTGCAAAGGCTGTGGACGAAGCCGGCGGTGTCGCAGTCATTGCGACCGCATTCGGCATTAGTCCACAAGCTGTCTATAAATGGATCAGGGCCGGTAAGGCGCCTGGCAATCGATGCGTCCGGTTAGAGCAGTTGTCAAACTTTGTGGTGAGTCGCCATGAACTTTGCCCAGACACATTTGGCGAAAAGCCAATAGGGCACTGACTCTCCGCGACTACGGCATGTGCTGCTGCTCAGTCACTTGTTGGCGACAGTTAGAAGTCTACGTTAAGGCACGTAATAAAAAACCACAATTTATAGGGAACTCGTATGGAAATTAGGGCCGCTGTTTTGGCGATGGTCAGCGCTGTGCGAGGTAAGCGAATTCACGCAGCAGCTATCAACGCAACGATGCACGAGTGCGCTGCTGTTGTAGATGCTCCCAAAGCGGCTACCGGCGATGTGCCGGTGGCAGATTTGAGTGCCTACACGGGCGATGCATATTCACGCATCGGCTGCACGCTTGTTGTTCACATTGCGGAGAGTAAATGGTCTCTGCGCGTGTACGCGCCAGGGTACAAGCCATTCGGTGACGAGGGCTGCATTGAGCACTACTTTCCCCGCCGACATGGATCGACGGGGATCGCGATAGATGCGTTCATTCACGGTAGCGCTGACTTGCGCAGCGTAGGGCTTGCGATGGTTGCTGCGGAGCGGGCCTATGCCGCGTCGAAGTCGTCGGTCACGTTGTAGGTCTGGTTGAACTCAATGTTGACTAGGGCAGGGGTTTTGTCGTCGGCTTTGTATTGCCGAGTCTTCGCGCGGGTAAAGGATAAGTCCCCAGCGCCGAAATAAATTTCGGTTTCATCGGCCAAATTCCAAACCCATTCCAGTTGTTGCTTTAATTCTCCGAGAGAGATCGTTTTCGGTTTGCTCATGAGGGTTTCTTTCGTGTCAGTTGATGTTGAGGGACTGAAATTGTACACGGCTGAAATCCTCTTTTTTTCAAATGTTTGGAGAGCTTTATGGATGTTCGTAGCGCAGTATTGAAAATGATCGGTGCCGTTAATGGCTCATGGTCTGTCACCGCGGCCTATCTGGGGATGACGGAAAACTCCCTGCGTAATCGCGCGTATGAAACCAAGGGGCAGGCACTGTCCACCTACGACAAGCTATCGCTTCAACAGCTGTCCGGGACGACCTTGTTCGCTGAGGCTGTCGCTGCTGAGAGCGGCGGCACATTTATCAAATTGCCGGACATTGGCGAAATCGAGAACGACTCTATCCAGGCGCTGTTCAATCAGAATTACGCCGAACTAGGCGCAATGTTTGCGACGTTCACGGCGGCTATCGCAGATGGCGAAATCGATGATAAGGAGCGCGCTCAACTGCAAGGCCAGGGGGAGCAGCTGCATCGAAAGACCGAAATGCTCTTGGCGCTGATGTTTGGCGTGTACTGTCGCCGCACCAATACCGTAAAGCTGGAGACAGCGCGGAAGGTGGCGAATGTCTAACTTCGACTTGCCACGCCGTGGTAGCGCCGCCTATAGCGCGCTGAATGCCTTGAGTAATGTTGGCGGCTTCATGACGGTCGATGCCTGGTTGCGCTTGCTGGACTGGCGTGGTCCGAAGCGCCTTTTCTTGGCCGATGTTGTTGGTCACTTGCAGCGGGCCAAGTTGGTGTTAATCGACGCTGAATCCTGCCGTGTGACGGATAGTGGTCGGCGCTACCTCGGCCAGAAGGTTGAGGAGCGTAGCGAGCCAACCGGCGCGATTGCGGGTCCTAAATACATTCCACCAGCACGCAACCTTAATATCTCCCGTCACTTTCCGCCGCGTGTTGATCGCGCCGGCTCGCTCGATCACTTAGCGATACCGTCGCTGATGGCGAACCAGCGCGTTGCATATGCGCCCAAGGCGTGAGGCAGGTAGTCGCAGCATAACGATAACAACAATGGCCTTGGCGTATCTGTCGGGCCGATTGCAACCATACCGAATCAACCCATGATCTACTACCCGCATTACATCGCTGACTTCAACAGCGCTACACGGCCATGCTCGCGTCTTGAGCGCGGCATATACCGCGACATGCGGGATATGTACTACGAGACTGAAAAGCCGCTGCCGCTCGATCCGAAGGTGCTTAATCGCCGCCTGCTTGTCCAAACGCCCGAAGAGGTCGAGGCGGTAGAGCAAGTGCTGGCTGATTTTTTTGAGCGGACAGATGAGGGCTGGTTCAACGCAGAGTGCGCGCTGCGTATTAGCGAGTTCCACGAGCATCAAGAAAAGAGTAGCGCAGGCGGTAAAGCGAAGGCCGAGAAGGACGCGCGCAGGAAGCAAGCAGAAGCCGAGGCGGCCGCGCGCAAACTCCAAGAAGATAACGAGGCAGCCGCGCGCAGGCAGCAAGAGGAACTGGATTTTCTGCGCGATAGCAGCGCAAGAGATTCGGGAATTCTGCCCGAAGGCTGCGCGCAGGATGCGGGCAGCTTGCGCGAAGGTGCCAACCAAAACCAAAATCAAAATCAAAACCAAAATCAAAACCAAAATCAAAACCAGAACAACCCCCCAGCACAGCCAACACTGAGCGAAGACCGCGCGGGCGGGGCAACCCCGGTCCAGTTGAGCATCGCTTTCCGAACCCATGGGATCGACTGCCAGCCAGCAAACCCGAATTTGCATGCGCTGTCGGCCCAAGGTCTGACGCTTGACGTGCTGGACGCCGCTTGTGCCGAAGCCAAGCGCAGCAAGGCCGGCCAGTCGATCAGCCTCGGCTACGTGGTTGGGATTTTGAAGCGTTGGCGCGGTGAGGCCGAAGCGTTGAGTGTTCAGGGCGCTGTGCCGCCATCACGCGCATCGTCGGCTCATTTCGGCACGTCCAAAGACCAAATTCGCCGCGACACCATCACCGCATTGACAGGAAGTGTGACCTATGACCACCCAGACATTATCGACATCGTCCCCCAGCTGGCCTGACGGCAGATTGCCGGAAAGATGGGTAAATGCGTTATTCAACAAAATGGCCTTCGCCTACGGTTCCAAGTTCGCGGATATGTGGAGCGGTGTTGATTCGGCCGGCCTCAAGCAGTATTGGGCGCAGAAGTTGGGTGTACTCACCCGTGACGATTTGGAGCGCGGCGTGCAAGCGCTGGATAAGCAGAAGTGGCCGCCAACGTTGGGCGAATTCATGCTGTTGTGTCGCCCGCCAGTTGATCCTGTGGTTGCCTTTCATGAGGCATTGGAGCAAGGCCAGCGGCGAGGCCGTGGCGATGAAGAATCCTGGACTAGCCCGGCGATCTTCTGGGCTTGGCGAAAAATCGGCAGCTACGACTTTGAGCATCTGCCGTATGCGGTGCTGCGCCAGCGCTGGGAAGCGGCACTAGCGCATGAGCTGGGCAAGTCGAACATCGAGCCGATACCGCCGCAGGCCGTGGCGTTGCCGGCGCCGGGCAAGACGTTGATGGCGTCGGCAAAAGCCCGTGAGCTGTTGGCAAGTTTGAAGGTCAAGAGCGTGGGGCAGACGCTAGACCCTACGGTTGACGGAAAGCTATGGGCAAGAGTGATTTTGGAAAAGCGAGAGCGTGGTGAGCCGGTCGGCATTGCGCAAGTTGAAGCAGCAGAAAAAGCGTTGGGACTGAGGTAATACGATGGAATCGGTGATGAGAATTGAGGTTGATGGCAAGGTGTATGTTGAGGATACGCGCCGGACAAAAGATGTTCACGCGGCGCCTGTCGGGCCTCGCGTTATCCCTGGCGCACGTCGGGAGGAGGTAAGCGCACTGGATTACTGTCTGGGCGTGTGGGTGCGCTGGCAGCGCCGCGACGATTCGCGCCTTGGTTGGCGCGGTAAGAGCACCATGCTTGAAAGTGACTACACCGAGGACGAAGAAATTGATAGCGAAGCGCTCTACAGCAGCATGGACACGCAGGTCGCGGAAGCCGTCGAGGCGATGATGCGCGGCCTGCCGCGATACTTGGATTGGGCCATTCGTCGTCGCTGCAACATCGCTACGGTATGGCGCTTTCCGTCTCTTGTATTCGCCGACGTATTAACGGAGGCAGAGACTGCTCTTGAGGTGCTTCTCAGAAAAAATATTGCCACGCGCGGTTTCTTTGTTTAGAATCCGCCTCGGGGCAAGTCACGTCCCTACAAAACCTAACCTCGCGAATGCGGGGTTTTTTTTCGTCTGGAGATTTGCATGGCCATACCCGTCAACGTAAGCGGCAGTATGGATCGCATCATCTCCGACATCGCCCGCAAGAAGCAGGGCACGCTTGAGAAAGCGATACCGCGTGCGCTCAACCGCACCGTATCAATGGCGATGACACAGTCGTCGCGCGATCTGCGCGCCGAAGGCTATAACTTCAAAGCCAGCGAGATCAAGGCCGCGATGCAACAGCAGAAAGCATCGACGGGCAACCTAGTGACGACGCTCAAGATACGCCGCAAGACCAAGAGCCTGATGGAGTTCAGCCCGCGCGAGAGCAAAGCGGGTGTGACAGTGCGCGTGCGCGGCTCGGCCAGGTTGATTAAGGGCGCGTTCATCGCGCAGCGCCTCAACGGCAAGGCCGGTGTGTTCATCGAGGACAAGACCGCAGGCAAGATCGTTCTGCGCCGGCAGAAAGAATACAAGCGCGGCAGTCGCGGCGGCTGGCACAGCTTCCCAGCGCGCAAGCTCTACGGCCCAAGTGTCGGCGGTGTGTACGCAACCGCAGCAGTGCAGCGAACGATGATCGAGTTCATGGGCGCGAAGTTCCGCGAAAGGTTACTGCATGAGGTCAAGTATCTGTCCCGTTGAAAATCTCCGGGTCCTTACTCGTCTCGGTAAAACGCGGGTGCCACGACCCCGAAAATTCGCTAGTTTCCAAATTCTCTAGGGGGCTATAAATGCCAACCACACAGCAAGAAATAGCTGACCACCTCGATCTTTCCCAAGCTGAGGTCAGCAAGTTTTTGCGCCAGCTCGACATCGATTGGAAGCAGTCGACGCTGGCCGACGTGCGCGTCGCGTATTTGCGCAAGCTGCGCGCGCAAGCCGCCGGCCATCAAAGCGAAGGGGGTCTCGACTTGGTGCGCGAGCGCGTGCTGTCCGAGCGCGTCGACCGCGAGCTGAAAATTTTCAACCTGGCGGAAAAGAAGGGCTCGCTGATAAACGTGGCGCAGCTCGAACCGGAGCTGATGCAGATGGTGGGCGCATTCAAGTCGGAGCTGCTGAACCGCGATGACAAACTCAAGGCCACGCTTGAAGCCGAGTACGGCATCAAGATCGATGTGCATATCCTGAATGACCATACCTATGCAGCACTCTCTCACCTCGCTCGATACGACCCTGGGGATACGCCAGCTGTTGTCTCGCCTGGCCACGTCGATAGCGCCACCGGAGAAAATCGGGCTAACTGATTGGGCACGGCAGCACCGTCGGCTGTCCGCGAAAGCGTCGGCGCTGCCCGGCCGCTACGATCCAGACCTGACGCCGTGGATCAAGTACATGCACGAGGCGCTGGACGACCCGACCGTCAGGAAATTGGTTGGGATGAAGTCAGCGCAGATCGCGTGGACCGATGGCGTGCTGCTCAACTACATCGGCAAGAAAATCGATGTAGATCCGACGCCGATGATCGTCATGTTCTCGAAGGAGAAAGCGGCCAAGGAATTCAACCAGGAGAAATTCCTGCCGATGGTTGAAGTCTCGCCGCGTGTCGCGGCCAAGCTGCCCTTCGGCAAGCGGAAGGACAAGGACAACACTTGGGACCATAAGACGTTCCCCGGTGGCTTCCTCAAGCTGGTCGGCTCGAACTCGCCAAGCTCCGTGAAATCGACTCCATCGCCGGTCGTCATGATCGAAGAACCGGACGACTGTAACGACAACGTGCGCGACCAGGGCGATACGATCACGCTGCTGGAGGAGCGGGTTAAGAGCTACGAACGCAGCAAGGTGATCTTCGGCGGCACGCCGACGATTACGGGCATCTCGCGTATCTACGCTGCCTATCAGGCCAGCGACCGCCGCGTGTTCATGGTCCCGTGCCATGAGTGCGGCGAAAGCCATGTGCTGGCGTGGGAGAACGTCAAGTATCTGGAAGACCCGGAATTCAACCATGAAGTGTTCGGGCATGTCCGGCCAGAGACGGCCCAATATGCTTGTCCGCATTGCGGCGCGCTGTGGGATGACGCGCAGAAGCGACGCAACGTGCAGAAGCTGTATCCGGTCGCCACGGCTCCGTTTTACGGCACTGCCGGCTTCTATATCAATGAGCTGTACTCGCCGTTTCCCGGCAGCCGGTTGCAGCTGCTGCTGGAAAAATACCTCGCCGCGATGCACGCCCTCGGCCAAGGTGACGACACGAAAATGCGTTCCTTCCGCAACAACAGCGAAGGGCTGCCGTACGAGTTCAAGAGCGACCTGCCGAGGGCCGACACGCTATCCGAGCGTGCCGAGGACTACGAGGAAAAAACCATCCCGTGGGGTGGCATGGTGCTGACCGCAGGCGTCGACGTTCAACACGACCGACTCGCTATCGTGGTACGCGCCTGGGGCCGTGGTATGGAATCGTGGCTGGTGTATTGGGGCGAGATTCACGGCCAGACGCTGATCGAGAACGCCGGCGCCTGGCTCGACCTGGACATGCTGCTGGAGTCCGATTTCGTCCACGCCAGCGGCAACAAGATGACGCTGCGCGCTGTGTCCGTCGACTCGTCGGACGGTACGACCACAGATGCCGTCTACGCCTATGTGCGGAAGCGGCAGCATCGCGGCTACATGGCGATCAAGGGCGCGTCGGAGCAGTCGGGCGCGTCGAAGGAAATTTTCTCGAAGCGCGCGCCCTCGGTCGACATGAACAAGAAGCACAAGCCGCACCCGTCGGGCGTAACGCCGTACATCGTCGGCACGCAGCGGGCCAAGGACTTGATGATCGATGGCCGCCTGCGCCTGGAAGGCAAAGGCCCTGGTCGCATCCACTTCTACAAGACGGTACGACCGGACTATTGGGAGCAGATCACCAGTGAGGTCAAGGCGCCGCATAAGAGCGTTAAGAATCGCAAGGTATGGCAGAAGCGGGCCGGCGTGCGCAACGAGGCGCTGGACTGCGAGGTCTACGCGCTGCACGCCGCTATGTCGCTCAAGCTGCACCTGATGAAGCCGGCCAGTTGGGATGCCATCGAGCTGCATCTACGCCAGCGGCAGATTTTCGCGGCGCCGAGCATCGAACAACCTGAGCCGGCCACCGACGACATCGGCACTGCGGCGATAGCGTTGCATGACGCGCTGGCGCCGCAGACAGAGGCCGATCAGGCGCAAGTGCAGACGTCTGCACAAACCGCCCCCGTGCAGACGTCTGCACAGCCGGCCGTCATGCAGCCAGTGCTTCCCGCAATTGCGCCGCCACCGCCCAAGCCGCAAGCGAGGGCACGAACCCGTAGTCGCGTCTCTAGCGGCTACTCAGCCAAGAATTGGTAAACGATGAACATTTTCAAAGTATTGACCGCTGGCGATTCCGCCACCTGGTATGACGGCTTTCACGAATACCGGCAGCGTGCCGGCCTGGTGGACTGTACCGGCTTCGAGCTGACCTATCAGCTGCGCGGCCCGTCTCAGCTTCCGCTGGTTGGTGTCGCGGCAGGCGATGGCTGGCAGACATCCATCACGCCGGAGCAGAGCGCGGCGCTCGCGCCTGGTGAGTACATCGTCGTGGCGCAGCTTACGGCGCCTGGCGTTCGCCTCACTCTCGGCCGCGACAAGCTCCGAATCCTGGCTGATCCCTCCGCGATGACCGACGCAGTCGATGCGCGCAGCATGGCCGAAAAGGCGCTGGCCGACTGCAAGGCGGCGCTGGCGGTTTTCACCAGCTCCGGCGGTAAGGTCAAAAGCTACACCATCGGCACGCGCACCACCGAGTTCTACGCCCTGGCGGACCTGATGACGCTGCGCGATATGTGGCAGCGCGAAGTTACGCGCGAGCGTGCGCAACGCGCGGCAGCAAATGGCCGCCGCAATCCCCGTGGTCTGGTAGCGAGGTTCCCATGACGAAGTTCTATAACGAGGCGATGGCGCGACAGCCTGGCTCGGCCGTACTGCGAAAGTGGAACGCTGAGCGTGATGCCGCGCGCGCCACTTTGGCCACGGCCAACGCGCGCAAGCGGCAGTACGCTGGCGCCGCGTTGGGGCGCAATGGCTCGGACTACACGGCGCTCAATACGTCGGCAGACAGCGAAATCATCACCAGTCTGCGCGTGCTGCGCGCCCGGTCGCGTGAGCTGTGCCGCGATAACGAGTATGCAAAGGCCGCAGTCCGCATTATCAAAAACAACGTGATCGGCACCGGCGTCGGCCTGCAAGCGCAGGTCAAGACAGCCGGCGGAAAACTGGTCAGCAAGGTGAACGACCAGATCGAGGAGGTGTGGAAGGAATGGGCGAACAAAGATACCTGTGATCCTGCCGGCAAGCTGTCGTTTACTGATATGGAGCGGCTAATCTTCGGCTCCATGGTTGAGAACGGCGAGGTGCTGGTGCGCAAAGTGCGTCAGCCCTTCGGCCGTGGCCGTATCCCCTACGCGCTGGAATTGATCGAGGCGGATCGTCTGGTTGACCAGTGGAGTACGGCGCGGGCGTCGAACGGCAACACGATCCGCATGGGCGTTGAACAGGACTCTTGGGGCCGACCGGTGGCGTACTGGCTCTACCCGACGCATCCCGGCGATTACCAGTTCCAGGCATTTGTGGAAAGCGCACTGATCCGCGTGCCGGCCAGCGACATCATCCACCTGTTCATCCCGGAGCGCATCGGGCAGACGCGCGGCGTGCCGTGGTTCCACGCGATCATCAAGCGCCTGCGCAATATGCAGGGCTACGAGGAGGCCGAGATTGTAGCGGCCCGTGCTGCGGCCTCTATCGTCGGCATCATCCAGACGCCGGACGAGGGCATGGTGCCGGATGGCGACGACCTGATCGACGGCGCAGAGGAGCGCAGCGGGCCAACGTTGACGATGGAACCGGGCACGTTCCAGCAGCTCGGGCCGGGCGAGACGTTCACGGGCTTCAATCCGAGTCGGCCGAACCAGGCGATGGACCCCTTTATGCGGTTTATGCTGCGCGCGTTCGCCACCGGCGTCGGCGTTTCCTATGCCAGCGTGTCGGCCGACTATTCGCAGTCCAACTACAGCGCCTCGCGCCTGGCGCTGCTGGACGAGCGCGATTTGTGGCGCGTGATGCAGGGCTGGTTTATTCGCAACTTCCGGCAGGAGATTCACCGCGACTGGATGGAGGCGGCGGTACTGGCCGGCGAGCTGGCCTTCCCCGACTTCTATACCAAGCAGTCGAAATACTGGGCGGTGCGCTTCAAGCCGCGCGGCTGGTCGTGGATCGACCCGACGAAGGAAGTGATGGCCTACCGCCTCGCGGTGCGCGCGGGTTTCATGACGGTGTCCGATGTCATCGGCCTGACCTCCGAACACTCGGACGCAGAGGATGTCTTCCTCGGCCGCCGGGAGGAGCTGGACATGATGGCCGATCTGGACCTGGTGTTCGATACGGACCCAGCGCAGACCGACATGAAGGGCGTCGTTCAGGCAGCCGAGCCGGATGCACCGGTTGCCGAGGCTGGCACGCCGGAGGCGGAAAACGATCAGCCAGTGAGCGACGACGATCAATCAGCAAACGACAACCAGGAGGAAACAGCAGACGCAGCAGCATAACTTTTATCAACCCCATGAAGGCCCGCCCGGTTATCCGCGCGGGCCTTTTCTTTTGGAGAAAACATGACGGGACACACCAAGCCCGAAACGAGTTTGACCAGGCTGGGGCCGCTCAAGCGCTATGTGCGTTTGCTTGCTGGTCTTGGCGAGACGCCAGACGTCCAGATCGGTGTCGTGGATGCGGAAAGCCGCACCGTCACCATGCCGTTCTCCAGCCAGACGCCATGTCCCGCGCTGATTAACGGCGACATGGTCGACGAGGTGCTGAGTCACCAGCCCGGTGCCGCTGTAATGCAACGCATCAATGCCGGCGGCCCGCTGCTCTTTAACCACGACCTGAACGACCTGTTGGGTGTAGTCGAAAAAGCGTGGATCGGCGCCGACCAGCGCGGTTACTGCACCGTCCGCTTCGGCAGCGATGAGCGCGGCGACTGGGCCATGAAGCAAGTGCAGGACGGCATCTTGCAGAACGTGTCGTTCCTTTACCGCGTCTATTCCTATCAATCCGACCTTGCCGGCGAGGTGTACACGGCGACCCGCTGGGAGCCGCTGGAAATCTCATTCGTCACCGTGCCCGCCGACGCCACCGTCGGCGTCGGCCGCGCAGCAGCAACAGACCAAGAAATGGACGTCCAAATCGAACGTCCGCAACCAAACCCGGCACCTGCCGACAACCCTGAAAACCCTGAAGGAAACGAGATGTTTAAAGTAAAACACGTCATTCAAGATGCCGCCGATGCAACCCGCTCGGCCGGCGGTTCCGCAGCCGCCGTCGTGGTCGACCAGGTCGACCCGGCCGCAACCGAAGCAGCGCGCGTTACCGAAATCGAAGCCATGTGCAAGCAGCACCAGATCAGCGACAACACGCGCAATCTGATGGTCACGCTGCGTTCGCCAATCGAGCAAGCGCGCGGCATCGTGCTGAACGAGGTGCTGGCGCGTGGCCGCAGCGAGGCGTCGCTGGGCGGCTCCCATAACCCTGATCTGTCCGAGCGCGAGAAAGCCCGCTACAGCATGCTGCGCGCGATCAACGCGGCGGTGAAGGAGCGCATGGGCGAAGGCAGCGCCTGGAAAGAAGCCGGCTTCGAGCGTGAGGTGTCGCTGGAAATCGGTAAGCGTTCCGGTAAGCAGACGGCCGGTATCTTCGTGCCGACCAATCTGCGCTTCGCCGCGCGCTCGGCTGACTATAGCGTCGGCACCGGCGCCGGCCTGTCCGCAGGTTCCGGCGGCGGCAACCTGGTGCAAACCAACCTGATGGCCGGCAGCATGATCGAGCTGCTGCGCAATAAGGCCCGTGTGTTCGGCCTGGGCGCGCAGATGCTGTCGGGCTTGGTGGGCAACATCGATATCCCGCGTCAAAAAGCCGCAGGCCAGACCTACTGGATCGGCGAGGGCCAAGTGTTGAACCAGACCGGCGGCCAGTTCGACAAGGTCAGTCTGACGCCGAAGCACATCGGCGCGCTGTCCGTCATCACCCGCAACATGCTGCAACAGTCCACGCCGGACGTTGACATGCTGGCCCGCGCCGATCTGCTCGATACCTTGGCGCTGGGCATTGACCTGGCCGCGTTGTCCGGCACTGGCCTGAACAACCAGCCGCTGGGCATCGCCAACCTGCCTGGCATCAACCAAATCATCGGCGGCGTGAACGGCGGCGCTATCACGCTCGACCAGCTGATCGATATGGAAACGGCCGTTGCCGACGCGAACGCGGACAGCAACAACATGGCCTACCTGTGCAACGCCCGTTCCGTCGGCGCGTTGAAGAAACTGAAGTCGACCACGGGCGAATACCTGTGGACGAACTCGCCGATGGGCCAGCGTAGCGGTACGCCGGGCGAGATCAACGGCTATACCGTTGCCCGCTCCAACCAGGCGCGCAAGAACTTGACCAAGGGCACCGGCACCAACTTGTCCGAGCTGTTCTTTGGCGACTGGTCGCAGGTGCTGGTCGGCGAATGGGGCGTCGTGGAAATTCTGCCGAACCCATACGCGCCTGGCCTCTATGAGCAGGGCGCCATTGAGCTGCGCGTGCTGCAAACGCTCGACATCGCGGTACGCCACCAGGAAGCGTTCTCGATCATGTCCGACGCGATCACGAACTAATTTCAATCAACCCGAAGCGGCCCCCACTCAGGGGCCGTTTTCAATTCTAAGAAAAGGCAAGAACATGGCAAAGCAATACAAAATCCGCACCGGTTTCTCGTTCATCGGCGCCGATAGCAAAGTGATCGGCGGCGGCCAGATCGTCACGCTGGAGGACGACGTGGCATCGGGCCAGATGCACAAGCTGGAGGAAGTTCAGCCCGAAGTGGTAGCGGTGCCGAAGAAGCCGGCGCCGAAAGCGAAGGCCGTCGAAGCTGTGGCCGATGTTGTGCAGACGTCTGCACAAGATGGCGCCGCGACCGAAGACCCGGCCGACAAGCCCGCCGAGACGCAAACCGAGCAGCCGGCCGAAGCGCCCGCCGAATAACGGCATGTTCAGCGAAGACCTCGACCTGTTCCTGGTCGACCACGGCCTGCCGTGCAATGCGGCGGGCAATGACTTCCTGGGCATTCTCGACACGCCCGACGACGGTGTTTCTGTAGGCGGCAAGAACATGACTTCGACCATGTACGCGCTGACGGTCAAGACCTCCGATGTCAGACGTTGTGCGCTCAAGTACAACGCCGCCATCACGGTCAACGGCCTGCCTTACACCGTACGCGAGCCGCAGATGCTCGATGACGGCTCGTTCACCCAGCTCAACCTCTCCAAAACATGACTTCTTCCTCTGTAGTGGGTCAGATCACCGACCGCATGGTGGCGCTGCTGATGAACGCCACCGACGCGCAGGACCGTGTATTCGACTCGCGCGCGGCAGCTGTCGCGCGCGACGAGACGCCGTGCATCGCCATCACGCCGCCGAAATCCGAGGAAAGCAAAGTCTTCGGCAGCGGCGTGGACGAAAAGACGGTCGTTTTCACCGTCGAAGTGCTGGCGCGCGGCGAGCCGTGGCGCAAGGTCGCCGACCCCGTCGTGGTCGACATCCATCGGCTACTGATGAGCGACGCGGAACTGCTGGCGATGGTGGTCGACATGCGCTCTAGCGGCCGGGAATGGGAGGACGCGGAAGCGGACCAGACCGCCGGCACCGACGCCGTCAGCTACCGGCTGATTTACCAAACGTCGTCCAACGACTTGACGACATCAATTTAAATTAAGGACTTTCTATGGCACGCCATTTCGGCTCAGGTGTACTGTGGGCCACGCCCACGCAAGACGCTAACGGCAATTCGCCGATTAGCCCAACGCCGTTTCAGTTCGGCATCCTGCAAGACATCGGCATCGATGCCTCGTTCGAGGAAAAGCTCCTTTACGGCGCCAACAGCTTCGCTGTCGATGCCGCACGCGGCAAAGGTAAGATCGGCATCAAGGCGAAATTCGCCAACATCAACATCCTGCCGTTCACCGCTGCATTCTTCGGTCAGTCGGCGGTCACTGGTCTGATTACTTCGGTCAATGACCAAGTCGGCCAGGCCGCCGCCGCGTCCGTTACCGTCACGCCGCCGACCGGCAATACCTTCTTCGCCAACCTGGGCGTGCGCTCGGATGCGAACGGCGCGCCGATGATCCGTGTAGCTTCCGCGCCGACGAGCGGCCAATACACCACCGACGGCAACGGCCAATATGTGTTTGCCGCTGCCGACGTGGGCAAGCTCGTATTCATCGACTACCAATACATGACATCGACCGCCGGGCAACTGCTGACCATCACGAACATGCCGATGGGCCTCACGCCGACGATCAAGCTCGACATGTCGATGCGCCGAGCGGGCAAGGTGCTGACCTTGAGCTGGCCGCGCGTCAGCAGCTCGAAGCTGTCCATGTCGACCAAGCAAGAGGACTACATGATCCCCGAGCTGGACATGAGCGCCCTGGCCGATGATGCCGGCAATGTCTGGAAGTGGAGTTCGTCTGAATGAACGCTCCTAAAATTCCTGGCAAGTTGATCGCCCTCGGTGGCGCCGAGTATGTGCTGGCGCCGCTCAATGCTGCTGCGGTGAAGTTGTACCGCGACCAGATCAAAAACGTGTTCGTCGGCGGCATCCCCGACATCGAGTTGATCGCCAAGCTGGCCCACGCCAGCCTGGCGCGCAACTATCCCCAAATGACGCAGGCCGACGTCGAAAACATCATCGACTATGAAAACATGTTCGAGGTGTGGGAAAGCTTGCTCAACCTCTCCGGCCTGGTGGCGCAGGCGGGAAAAATGATGCGGCGGGTTCAGGAGGAGATGGCGACAGCGGGCTTGAAGACCTGATAGCGCACATCGTCGCCAGTACCGGCTGCACGCCGCAGCAAGCATGGTCGGAGTGGGATATCCCTTCGATCATCGCTCAAAACAAGTATTGGCGGTTGCACCCGCCAGTACATTTCTTGATCGCTTGGGAGCTTGGCTATCAGCCGCCTGAAGAGGCCGTGGCTGAAAAACTGACACCCGACGATTTATTGCAGATGTTCCCGATGCCTGGCTAATCGCCGGGCGTTTTTTTATGGGTGGCGCAATGGCCGATTCAGATACATCAACTACCTATGCGGTCGGCGCCGATCCTTCCAACTTTACGAGTGGGATGGATAAAGTGCAGGCCGCTGCAAAGCAGACGGCACAGAGCATTCAAAGCAGCTTCCAGGCGATTGAGTCCTCGCTAGGGCAAGTATCGTCCGCGCTCAAAACAGTAACAAACATGTTCGGCGCGCTGACGGCGGTGGCGGCCGGCGGCTCCGCGTTCAAAGAAGTGATCGGCGCGTCCAACGAGTGGACCGCCGAGGCGAAAAAACTGGCCGTCCAGATGGGTGTGACGACGGAGCGCGCCAGCGTGATGATGGTGGCGATGCGCCACCTGGGCATCGATTCCGAGACGGTGACGCTGGCCGCCGGCAAGCTCGCCAAACAGATTTCCACCAACGGCCAGGCGTTCGAGACGCTGGGCGTGAAGGTGAAGGACAGCGCTGGCCAGTACCGGCCGACGCTCGACATCATGGGCGAAGTCAACGACAAGTTGAAGGCCATCAAAAATCCGATCGAGCAGAACATCGCCGGCACGCAGATTTACGGCAAGTCGTGGAACGACGTGCGCGCCACGCTGCGGCTGACCAGCGACGAGATCAAGTCGGCCGAGCAGAAAACCAAGGACCTCGGCCTGGTGGTCGGCGACGAGGGTGTGGCGAACGCCCGTAAGTACAAAGAGGGCATGAACGACATGAAGCTCGTTCTGACTTCCCTCGAAGTGCAGGCCGGCGCCGCGCTGCTGCCGGTGTTTGTCCAGTTGGGCGCCTGGCTCAGTGGCGTCGGCCCAACCGTCGCCAAGGGCTTCGGCCTGGTGATCGAATACCTGGGCGATGTGATGGGTTCGGTCGCCGAAGTCGTCGAACAGCTGTGGCGCATGTTCACTGACGGCTTCGGCGCAATCGGCGACATTGTGGCGGAAGTGATGGGCACCAAGGCGCCCGGCGCCATGCAGATTTTCGAGAATATCCTCAAGCTCGTCGCCATCGCCTTTGTCGGCCTCAAGGTTGCGGCTCAGGTCGTGATCGAGGCCGTGATGGGTTACATCGAATTGTGGGTAGCCAGCATGCTGCGCTTCGCCGCCGTTGCCGAGCGCGCCGTGCATCTGGATTGGGATGGCGCCAAGCAGGCGTGGGCGACTGGCACGTCCATCATCGAGGACGTGCAACAGAAGCACATGGACAAGCTGGTGCAGATCGCGCAGGCCGGCAAGGACAAGATTGACGACATCGTGACGCGCGGGCCGAAGCAAGGCCCGGAAATCAAGGACAAGCAGATTCAAGGCGGCCCGACCTACGATTTCTCGAAGGGCAAGGACGACAAGGAAAAGTCACGCATCCACGAATGGGAAGCCAAGCTCGAAGCCGATAAGGACGGCTACGCGAAGGAACAGGCGATGCAGGGCACCGCGCTGGAATTCAGCCACGCGATGGAAGTGGACTATTGGAAGAAGGTGCTGGACACGGCCAACCTTTCTACCGACGAAAAGGCGCAGGTCCAGAAGAAGTATTACACCGCGACCGCGGCTGTTCGCAAGGAAGATTTCGACAACGAAATCGCCGGCGAAAAGACCAAGCTGGACGGCTTCAAGAACAATCATATCGAGCGCCTGGCGATCAGCAATCAGATCTATGAGGAGAACGTCGCTCGATACGGCGCCGACAGCAAAGAGGCGAAGGCGGCGCTGGCTGACGTGTACAAAGAGCAGCGCGCGTATGCCGACCAGGAACTGGCCATTGGCAAGGTGCTGTCGGAGGCCAAGCGTAGCGCCGAGCTGGCCGACATCGACGCGGCCGAGCAGCAGGCGCAGCAAGAGCTGGAGACGCGCCAGATTAACCAGGCGCAGCTGCTGGAGCTGCAACAGGGTTACGAGGCGAAACGCTACCAGATCATGATGCAGGCGCTGCTGGACGAACAGGCGTTGATGCACGGGCCTGACGAAGACCCGGTGGCGCTGGCCAAGATTCACGCGCAGATCGAAACCCTGGAGCAGCAACACCAGGCCAAGATGACGACCATCAAGCAGAAGGCCATCCTTGAGCAGAACAAGGATTACCTGTCGGTGGCCAACACGGTCGAGTCGGGCATGGCCAGCGCGATCTCCAGCACGCTCAAGGGCACGACGTCGATAGGCGGCGCTATTTCGGGCCTGATGTCGAGCGTCACCGGCGCCGTCATCGACATGCTTGCCAAGACGGCCGCTCAGTGGCTGATCGACCTGGCTGTGCGCGAGGCGACCGGCAAAGTCGCGGCCGTCGGGCAGGTGTCGGCAAATGCCGGCGTTGCCGGCGCCGCCGCGACGGCGTCGGCCGCCGCCATCCCGTTGATTGGCTGGGCGCTGGCGCCGGAAGCCGGGCTTGCCGCTTCGGCCGCAGCGATGGCGTACATGCCGATGGCTTCGGCCTCCGGTGGCTATGACATTCCGGCCGGCCTCAACCCGATTGTGCAGACGCACGCGGAAGAAATGATTCTGCCGGCGAAGCACGCCAACGTTATCCGCCAGATGGCTGACAGCGGTGGCGGCGGGTCCGGTCAAACGATCAACTACCACGACCACAGCGGGAAACTCAGCCCTTCGGATATCAAGAAGAACGTCCGGGTGATCGCGGAAGCACTCAAGGACCACGCGAAGAAATCATGAGCAACGTTATGTTCCCGGACCTTCCGGGCTTGGAGTGGGAGGCCGCCTGGTATCCCACATTTCACACCATGATCCAGACAGCGGCCAGCGGCAAGGAATACCGATCCTCGCTGCAAGCCAATCCGATCTATGTGATCGAGCTGAACTATGAATTTATCCGCCACGGTGCCAAGCAGGAGCTGCGGCAACTGGTGGGCTTCTTCATGGCGCGGCGCGGCAGCTTCGACAACTTCCTCTATCGCCTGCCTGACGACTGCTCGGTGACAGGGCAGTGGATCGGCAACGGCGATGGCGCTACGCGCTCCTTCCAATTGGTGCGAGGCTTCGGCGAGTTCGTTGAGCCGGTGCAGAACATCGACCAGGTGCTAAAGGTGCAGATCGGCGGCGTGGATTGCGCGCCGTCGAGCTACACCGTATCCAGCACGGGAATGTTGACCTTCGGCGCCGCGCCGGGGCCGCTGCCGATCACATGGAGCGGCAGCTACTTTTATCGCGCGCGATTCACGGCCGACGTGCAGGAATTCGATCGCTTTATGCAAAACCTGTGGAGCGCGCAAACCGTTTCACTTACCGGAACTTTGGGGACCAGAATATGAGAACAGCATCACCTCGCCTGGTGGCGATGCTCGGCAGCGCCATGTTCGTCAAGTGCAACTTGCTGACGCTGACGCTGTCGACGGGCCTGAGCTACTACATGACCGACGCCGACGTCGACATCGTCGTCAATGGCGAGGTCTACAGCAGCAGCGGGCCGTCGTTCCAAGGCGCGAAGTACAGCCTGGTGCGCGGTATGCAGGTCAGTACGCTGGACCTGAAAATGCTTGTTTCGCAGGCCGACCGTATTGCCGGCGTGCCGTGGGCACTGGCCGCCCGGTCGGGCGCGCTGCGCAACGCTCAGGTGGTGATCGCCAAGGCGTTCATGCCGGCATGGGGGCAACCGGCCGAAGCGCTGACGGTCTTCACCGGCTACGTCAACGAGAGCGAGGGCGGCGAGCTGGATGTCACCCTGAGCGTGGTGTCGGACAGCAACCGGCTGAACACGCCGATCCCGCGCAGCGTCTTCCAGGCGAACTGCATGCGGACGCTGTACGACGCCGGCTGCGGCGTGCCGCGCGGCCCGTACACGTTTCCCTCGGGCGTGCAGGCGTCGCCGAACCGCTACACCTTCACGTCCGGCCTGGCCGAGCCGGACGACTATTTTTCGATGGGCGAGCTGATCTTTGAAACCGGCAGCAACGCCGGCGTGCGCCGCTCGGTCAAGTCGTACTTGGGCGGTGTGTTCCAGCTGTCCTATCCCTTGTCGTTCGACCTGGCGCCGGGCGACCAGTTCATCGTGCGCGCCGGCTGCGACCGCACGCGCGGCCCGAACGGCTGCGCGAAGTTCAACAACCTGCCCAATTTCAAGGGCACGCCGTATATCCCGCCACCTGAGGCGGCCGTATGACGCCGCAGCAGCGTCAGAACGTCGTGCAGGAGGCGATCAGCTGGCAGCGCACGCCGTACCACCACCAAGGCAATTTAAAGGGCATAGGCGTCGATTGCGTGATGTTCATGATCGAGGTCTATCGGCGTTGTGGCCTGCTGCCCGATCTGGTGGACCCGCGCCCCTATTCGCACGACTGGCACATGCACCGCAGCGAGGAGGTTTATCTCGGCGGCGTGGAGCAGCTGGCCGACCGCGTCGACGTGCCGCAGCCGGGCGACATCGCCCTGTTCCAGTTCGGCCGTTGCGTCAGTCATGGCGCCATCGTGATCGAGTGGCCGCTGGTCATCCACTCCTTCATCGAGCATGGCGGCGTGGTGCAGACGGACATTAGCAAGAGCGCGGCTTTAACCAGCAGGCTGCGCGGGTTTTATTCATTGAGGGCATAGCATGAGTGGTTTATTCTCGTCGTCGCACGGCGTCAGCAGCACGTCGCCGGTCATCGCGGCGATCCAGTTGCAGACGTCTGCATACGGGCGCCCGATCACATGGGTGTTTGGCCAGCAGCGCGTGGCGCCCAACCTGATCCAGTACGACGACTTCACGGCCGTGCCGCACACGACGACGCAGCGCACCGGCAAGGGCGGTGGCGGCACATCCTCGACCGACTACACGTACACCGTGGCCGCGATCATGGCGCTGTCCTCCGGGCCGGTCGACGGCGTCGGCAAGGTGTGGAAGGACAAGGACACGACGACGCTGGGCGACCTGAAACTGGACTTCTACAACGGCGACCAGCAACAGGCGGCCTACCCGTATTTCGTGACTACGCATCCAGACCGCGCGCTAGCCTATCGTGGCATCGCCTACGTGGCCAGCGGCGCCTACGACCTGGACACGAGCGCGTCGTTTGGCAATCACACGTTCGAGGTGCAGGCGCCCGGCAGCATTGGCGTGCGCCATGCGGGATCGAACGTGCCGGACGCGGAGGTGGCCGACGTGGTTACGGCGCTGCTGACGGACACGGAGCAGGGCGTCGGCCTCGATCCTTCCGCCCTGGGCGATCTGTCGGCGTTCCGCAGTTTCTGCCTGGCGAATTCGTTGTGGGTGAGTCCGGCCTACACCGATCAGAAAGGCGCTTACGACTACATCAAGAACCTGCTGACCATCGGCTTTTCCGATTGCCTGTACTCGGGCGGCGTGTTCAAGATCGTGCCGTACTCGGACGTGGCCGCCGCCGGCACGCTGGCCAACTATGTGCCGACCATCTCGCCGGTGTACGACCTGGGCGTCGATGACTTCATCACCGACGGCAGCACCGACCCGATCCGCGTCACGCAGAAGTCGGCCGACGAGGCGTACAACGACGTTCAGGTCAAGTTCTCTGACCGGGCCAACGATTACAACGACAACATCGCGGAAAGCAGCGACGACGCGGATATCGCGCTCAACGGCGTGCGCATGATGCCCGTTGTCGAGCTTCCGGAAATCGCGGACGGCTCGGTGGCGCAGAAGGTGGCGGACTTCTTGCTGCACCGCTCGTTGTACATCCTGAACACGTATGTCTTCCGCTTGCCCTGGAAGTACATCCTGCTCGAACCGATGGATGTGGTCACGCTGACCTATCCCAACATGTTCATGGATCACGTCCCGGTCCTCATTACCGACATCGAGGAGGACGACGACGGCCTGCTGACGATCACGGCCGAGGATTACCCGATAGGCTCGAACAGCCATTCGCGCCAGCCGCCGCCAGATACCGGCGGCAGCTCGGCGCCGAACTATGCGGTTGCACCTGGCAACGCCAATCCGCCGCTGATGTTCGAGCCGCCGCCGAAGCTGACCAATAGCGACTCCCAGCTGTGGATGGCGGTATCGGGCGGCGCCGACTGGGGCGGCGCCGTGGTGTGGGCGTCGACGGACGACAAGAGCTATCAGCGCATCGGGATGGTGCAGGGCAGGGCGCGGCATGGCGTGCTGTTAGCGCCGTTGGCGGCCGGAGCTGCGACCGACACGGTGCATACCCTGTCGGTCGACCTGAGCCTGTCGCGCGGCGAGCTGCAAGGCGCAACGCAAGGCAATGCGCAAGACTTGCTGACGACGTGCTACGTCGACGGCGAGTACATCGCTTACGCCAACGAGGCGCTGACCGGTGCGAACCGGTACAGCTTGTCGTACCTGGTGCGCGGTGCCTACGGCTCCAGCATCGGCGCGCACGCGGCCGGCGCGGCGTTCGCCTTCCTCGATACCGCGATCTTCCGCTACTCCTATCCGAACGATTGGATAGGCAAGACGTTGTATATCAAGCTGGCCAGCGTCAACGCGTTTGGCGGCGGCCTGCAAGACTTGTCCGAGGTCACGGCCTACGAATACACGTTGACCGGCACGCCTGTGACCGATGCCGAATACCTGAACGCCAGCGGCCGGGTGTTCGGCATTCAGCTTGACTGGGGGTTGCCGGCCGACAGCGCCGACACGCTCCAGTACACCGAGCTATGGTCTAGCGTTACGCCAAGCAGGGCCGACGCGACGAAGCTCGACTCGGTGGCCACGCCGCAGAACCAGTACACGGTATCGGGCCTTGCTGCCGGCGTCACGCTGTACTTCTGGGTACGCCTGGTCGACAAGATGGGTAACGCCAGCGACTTCTACCCGGCCGGTGCCGGCGTGGAAGGGCAGACCAGCAGCGACGCCACGGATATTCTGAGCTACCTGGGCGGCGAGATCGGCAAGACGCAGCTGGCGCAAGACGTTCTCAGCACCATCCAAGACGCGCAGGACCTCATTGGTCCGGTGATGGACCAGATCAACGCTTTGCTGCACGGCGCCCAAGACGACGATCTGGCGGCGACGCAGTTGCTGGGCATGATCAGCGCCGACCAGGCGCTCAGCGATGCGCGCAACAACCTGACGTCGACCATCGGCAGCGTCGCGGCGGCCGTTACTACTGAAAGTGCCGCGCGCATGACGGCGACCGACGCGCTGGCCACTCAGATCACAAGCGTGGCGGCGACGACTTCCGGCAACACGGCGCTGATCCTGCAGGAGCAGGTTGCGCGCACGACGGCGGTTAGCGCGGTCGCGTCGCAATTGACGGTTGTTGCAGCCACCGTCGGCCAGAACACGGCGGCGATCCAGACCGAGCAGACCGCGCGTGCGAGCGCGACCGATGCGCTGGCATCACGGATCGATAGCGTGGTGGCCACCACGGGACAGAATACGGCCGCCATCGTGTCCGAACAGACGGCGCGGGCCAATGCCGACGGTGCGCTGTCGACGCGGATCGACACGGTACTGGCGACGTCCAACGGCGCCGTGGCCGCGATTCAGAGCGAGACGTCAGCGCGAACGAGCGCGGATGGCGCGCTCAGTTCGCGGATTGATACAGTGACGGCGACCGCCAATGGCGCCAGCGCGACGGCGCAGGCGGCGTCGTCGGCCATTTCCAGCACAAACGGCCAGCTGTCCGCGATGTACACCATCAAAGCGCAAACGACGGCAAACGGGCATACCTATCTCGCGTCGCTCGGTGTGGGAGTGGATAACAGCAGCGGCGTGGTGGAGTCGCAGATTTTGCTGGCGGCCGATAGGTTCGCCGTGATTAGCGAGGCCAATGGCGCGGTGGCGACGCCGTTTGTGGTGCAGGGCGGTCAGGTGTTCATCAACCAGGCGTTCATCGCTACCGCATCGATTCAAAACGCCCAGATCGGAAACGCGGCGGTTGACACGCTCAAGATCGGCGCCAACGCGGTGACTGTGCCGGCATTCGTGAATGGCAATGGGAATGCGTCGGGTATTGGCACCAGTACCAATGTGCAGATCGCGTCGGTGGTGCTGACGTTTGCCGATACCGTCAATGTGGCGATTATTGCTGATTGGCAGTCGCGGCTTGGTAGCACCGGTGCGAACGCCTGCATGAGTGTGAGCATCAACGGCTCGGTTGCCGTGAGCTGGTCCGATTCGGGTGTGGCGAACTATACGACGTCCCATTCGGGCACCGGTAAAACGCGACTCAGCGCTGGCAGCTATACCTTCTCGATCAACGTGTTCAATGATTATGGCGGGACGTGGGATCTACTGAACTGGGGTGTGCTTATTTTGGGAGTAATGCGATGAATGGAAAGTTTGCTCAATACGATCCGGTGACCGGGCGCATCGGCTTCGCGGCTGATGTGCCGGACAGCATGGTCGAGTTACAGGGCGGTAGCATCTATGTCGGTGACGCCGATCCGAAATATGACTATATCGTCGACGGTCAGTGTGTGCCGCGTCCGCAGTCGCCCGTCGACGTGCCGCGCACCACGGTGAAGGCGGACGGCACCGACGAGTTGGTGCTGACTGGGGTTCCGGCCGGCGCGCAGCTGCGCGTTACCGGGCCTACGCCGATGACGGGCACGGTGGACCAGGCCGGCGATGTCACGCTGACCTTTGCGCTGGCCGGCGAATATCGGCTGGCTGTGGATGCCTTCCCGTTCCTGAGCCTGGAGGTAGCGATCAATGCGGTTTGACGTTCATCCCTTCGCGGACGTTCAGGCTGCGCGCCAATGGGCGCGCGCCGCGATTGACGCTGCGGCCGGTGACGCGCGCGGGCGTTTCATCACGACGACGGCAGGACAAGACGCTGCCTATCGGGCCAAGTACGACGATGCCTGCCGCTTCATCGTGGCGCGCTACCCGGACGACGTCGACGGCTTCCCCTGGATCGCGGCCGAGGCCGCGCGCTCCGGCATCGCGCCGCGCGCGGCGGCCGACCGGATCAAGCAGCGTGGCGACGCATGGAGCCTGGTTGTGGGGCCGGCCATCGAGGGCCACCGCGTAGCGGGCAAGGATGCGCTGGCCGCCCTGACGACTGTTGGCGAAGTTGTGCGTGCCGCGCGCCAGGCCATCGACCAGCTGGCGCAACTTCAGGAAGGAGGCCCGCCAGCACCAGTTTGACCCGCATCACTTTTCATCATGAGCCGCAATCGCGGCTTTTTTTCGTCTAAAGGAATTATCTATGGGTTGGTATAAAACCGGCTCCGTCACGCTGGTGCAGGGCAATGTCCTTGTCGTCGGCGTCGGAACGGACTTCATCACAAACGTCACTCCCGGCGGCATCTTCGTAGGCCCTGACGGGCGAATCTACGAGGTCGACTATGTGACCAGCACGACAGCGCTGGCGTTGGTCAAAGCATACGCCGGCCCGAACGCGGCCGGCGCCGCCTATGCCATCGCGCCGACACAGTCGTACATCGCGAACTTGGCCACGCAAGCCACAAGCCTGCTGAGTACCTTCAGCGGCTTCCGCGACGACTACCTGGCGGGAAAGCTCGTCGGCGCTGGCCTGGAGCTGAAAGGCGTTCTGACCAGCGCCGCGCAGTTGCCGGCCAGCGGCGCCGACGGCGACGCCTACCTGATTGGCGGATCGCTCTACGTGTGGGCGAAAACGCAGTGGCTGTCCAGTTCGATTCAAGGGCCGAAGGGCGACGTAGGCGACGTAAACCCCGCGAACTTGACGGCCGCCTCGTCGGCGCTCGACTCCATGAACAAGGCTGCGACCAGCGCCGCCGCTGCGCTGGCCAGCCAAGGCGCGGCGGCAACTTCGGCGACAGCCGCTGCCGGTAGCGCTACGGCCGCGAGCGGTTCGGCGGCTGCTGCCGCTGCGTCGCTGGTCAGTACAAACACATCGCGCGATCAGGCGGCGGCCAGCGCGACCGGTGCGGCCGGATCGGCAACGACCGCGACCAATGCTGCCGCTTCGGTGACGTCGGCGCTGGCCAGCTTCCGCGCGGTGTTCGTGGGCGAGTTGGCGGCCGATCCCACCGTCGACGGCAACGGCAAGCCGTTGACGATCGGTGCCGAGTATTTCAACACGGTCGCGCAGCACTTGCGGATTTACACCTCTACCGGCTGGACTGACTACGACGCCACCGCGCAGGCGGCGACGCAGAGCGCCGTTCTCAGCGCGTCGAACGCGGCCGGCTCGGCATCCTTCGCGGCGGCCAGTGCTGTCACCGCAAGCACGGCCGCCAGCGGTGCTGTGACTAGCCAAACCAGCGCTGCTGGTAGCGCGACGACGGCAACGACCGGTGCGACCACGGCCACCGCGCAGGCTGCGACGGCTACTGCCAAAGCGACGGCTGCGGCACTGAGTGAGACGAATGCCGCCGCCAGCGCGGCCAGTGCAGCCACCAGCGCAACCGCTGCCGCCGGCGCTGCCACTACGGCGAGCGCGGCCGGCACACTCGCGTCGGCAAAAGCCGACGTCGCCACCACGCAGGCGACGGCCGCCAGCGGCTCGGCCAGCGCAGCAGCGACGAGCGCTACAGGTGCAGCCGGATTCGCCGGCACGGCCAGCCAGGCGTCGGCGGCGGCCGCCGCTTCGGCGCAGGCTGCGGCCACCTCGCAGCAGGGCGCGTCGACCGCTGCGGACACGGCTACGAGCAAGGCCGCAGCAGCGGCAGCTTCGGCAACGGCTGCTGCGGCGTCGGCCGCGCAGGTCATTGCCGGCGGGGCCGTGATCGACGTCGCGGGCAGGCAGGGCCACATCATCTTATCCACCGCTGACCTGGTCGATTACGTCGACCCGGTCGCAATCGCAATCGCACTTGGAGACTAGCCATGGCTGGAACTTTTAACAAGCAGGCTACACAGGACATCGGCACGCTGTTACTGCCGATCTATCAGGCGACAGTGAAGACTGTTCTGGTCAGCTGCCTGCTGACGAACAAGCTGCCCGGCTACATGTCGGTCACGCTCTTGTGGCGCAACGCTGCCGGCGTCGACACGCGGCTGCTGCCGAACGCCTCGGTGCGCGGCGGTGCTGCTGTTGACGGCGCCACGGGGAAAAAGCTGGTACTGCTGCCGGGCGACAAGCTGCTGGCCACCGCGCCAGTTGATGCCGCGTTTGACGCCGTTGTGTCGCTGCTGGAAGGGGTTGCGTGATGGCTGAATTCTACGCAGTCCTTACCGGCTCGACTATTGGCACTGACCTTGCCGACAAGGCGTTTTACGGCTTTCTGCTCGATCCGAAAAGCGGCGATCTGACGGTCGACGTCATTGCCAACGGCAGCAAGCCCATCGTCTTCCCCGACCCGAACAACCCGCAAGTTGGCGACTACCGCCAGTTCGTCGTTACCGACCGCACGCTGACCTTCCAAATCGACGCGCGCGGCCACCTCATTCTCAATATCTACTAAGGAAAAAATATGAACACTATCGATCTCGGCAAGCTGCGGTTTAACTTCGCCGGCCAGTACCAGGCAGGCGTCACCTACGGCCTTAATGACTGCGTCGCTTATGGCGGTAACGTCTACGTCTACAGCAACCCGCTGAACGCGGCCGGCAACCTGCCGACCGATGCATCGCACTGGACTTTGATGCTGCAAGGCGTCAACTTCCGTGGCACCTGGACGGTTGCCAATGCCTACCGCATCGGCGACCTGGTCGAATACGGCGGCGTGTCGTATCTGTCCAGGGACGACAACACGGGCCAAGCGCCGTCGAGCGCTTCGCCGCACTGGGCGGTGCTGGCCGAAGGCTTTCGCTGGATGGGCGCATGGGTGGCCACCTCCAACTATGACCGCAACGACATCGTGCAATACGGCGGCGTGTCTTACATCGCCGGCGCCGATACGCCAGCCAGCGCGGTCACGCCGTCGGCGGGCGGTTCCTGGGCGGTGTTCGCCAACGGCGTCAATCCGACGGGTGCATGGGCGGGCGCGACGAGCTACAAGAAAAACGACCTGGTGCAGTACGGCGGGGCGACCTACATCGCCTCTGTCGATGTCGCCAGTGGCGGGGCTGTGCCATCGGCCAATGCTGCGTGGGTCGTCTTCTCGTCCGGCGTGAATTTCACTGGCGTGTGGGCAGCTGCGACCGCCTATAAAAAGGGCGACGCGGCGAGCTACAACGGATCGAGCTACGTGGCCATGGCGGATGTGCCGGCGAATCAATCGGCGCCGGCATTGAACGGCAACTGGACGATCCTGGCGTCGGGCCTGAATCCGAACGGCGCCTGGTCTGCTGCTACCGCGTACAAGAAAAACGACGTTGTCACCTATGGCGCTTCGACATATAGCGCCTCGCAGGACATTGCCGCCGCTGGCGCCTCGCCCTCCGTAAATGCTGCATGGCAGCTGTTCGCTAGCGGCGTGCGCCCATGTGGCCCGTGGTCATCGTCAACTTTCTATCTGAAAAACGACCTTGTGCAGAACGCCGGTTCGTCTTATGTGGCGATCATGGATCACACGGCATCTTTCTCGTTTAACGCTGATAGTTTCACGAAATGGCAGCTCTTTTCGGCCGGTGGTGCGCTGACGAACGGCTATGGCTTACCGGCGCAGCCTGCCGCTGGTCAGTTCCAGTTCTACGCGCGCAAGCAGGGCGGCCGGACGTTTGCCGAGGTAATGGGCGATGACGGCATTGCGTCCAAGCTGATGATGAGCGAACTGGAAAAATCGGTCATCCAGATTCAGCCGAACGTGACGACGACACTGTCCACCTACGGCAATACGACGACCAACGTGGGCACATTGGCTACGCCAGCTATCTCGGCTGCGAACTGGCGCCGGCGCACGACCTTCACGGCGTCGGTTTCGGCTGGCAACGGCTTCTTCGTCACGCAGGCACCGTTCCTGCGCGGGAATGCTGCTGGCATGGGCGGGCTGTTCTGCTATATGCGTTTCGATGTGCCGACTGCGGCGAGCAACGGCCAGCCTTTCTTTGCCGGGATCGGCCCGGCGGCGGCGCTGGGCGCGGGGGCTGTATCCGCCGTAGCTAATCTTTTTGGCGTCGGCTTTGATCCTGGTGACTCTTCTAACGGCGCTTTCAATTTTATTAGCACGAACGGCGCGGGTGCTCAGACGAAGTCCGTCATCTCTGGGATGAACCGTGCGAATTCATCGTATATCTACGATCTGTATATCTGGTCACCACCAAGTCCTGACGCGAACGGCGCGCCGCTGTACCTCAAGTTGGTGGAGGTGACGACTGGCCAGATGTTTGCGGACACGTCGGTGGCCGGTTCTGCCGGCCCGGCGCTGGGCACGCTGTTGACGCCGCGCTTGCAAGGATTTGACGCTGCGGGCTCGAACAACTCGCAGCTGTCGCTCTACGGCCTCTACGCCGAAGGCCCGTAATTTGGACAAGTGCAGACGTCTGCACTTGCTTTAGCACTTGCCGCCTTCGGGCGGTTTTTTTTAGATCGAGACAAACTATGCACGACGCAGTACACGCGATCAGCGGCATGGCCAACGCCGCCAGCGACTTGTCGGCGCGCGCCGCGCCGCCAGCTGCTGCCGCAGTAGTAGGGGCGGATTTCGCCGGCTTCACGGTGCCGGCGCTTATTCAATTTTTCACACTGGTCTGGATCATCCTGGTGGTGGTTCATAAGGCGTGGCACATGTGGAAGGAATGGAGGTCCGGCAAGGAAAGCGCCGAACCGGAGGACGAGCCGCTATGACGCCTGACGACTTCATTGCGGCCATCGGGCCGGCCGCGCGCGCATCGATGTTGAAGACCAAAATTCCGGCCAGCTTCGTCATCGCCGAGGCCGCGCTGGAATCGGGCTGGGGCCGCTCCGAGCTGGCCACGCAGGCGGACAACCTGTTCGGCGTCAAGGCTAGTAAGCCGTGGCAAGGTGCGACGCTGGCCATGCAGACCGCCGAGGTGCTGCACGGCCAGCGTGTGATCGTGCCGGCGCTGTGGCGCAAGTATCCAAGCTGGCAGGCGGCCATCGATGACCACGCGGCGTTCTTGCTCCAGGAGCGATACCGGGCAGCGTTCAGCGCGACCGATTCCGACGGCTTCGCGCGCGCCGTCGCGGCGGCAGGTTACGCGACCGATCCTCAGTATGCCGACAAGATCATCGGCCTGATCCATTCGCGCAACCTGGTCGCATACGACCACGCCTGACCTTCCCATTTTTCCCACCATCGAGCTGCCTTAGGGCGGCTCTTTTTATTTCAGGAACACCATGAATATCCCGAGCAATGAACACCTCCACCGTTCCACGGTGGTCGAACAAAACTTCTATCCGGCGCATGGCCAGCGTGTGGAGTCGCACTACTTCGTGGCCACGAAAGAGCATGGCCACCAGCTGGCGATTCCATGCGCGATCAGCGGCCAGACCGTGGGCGTGGAGTACCACCACATTTTTTGCGAGTGGGCCTACACCAACGGCGTCGACTGGAACGTCGTCAAGGGCGTCGGTACGGGCGCTATCACGCGCCTGCCGGTGCTTGACCTGATGACGGACTTGCCGACCGCTGAGACGTTCGCGGCCGAGCATTCGCTGTTGTGGATGATCTGCAAGCTGGTCGAACTGCGCGGTTTTGATTGGCACGCATTCGATCCGGCCGACCCGGCCGGCTTCGTGGACAGCATGTGCAACATGCTTGTGCTGCACGCCAAATACCACCGCCACGTCGACCACGGCATCCACGAGGTGACTTTCCCCATCTGGATTTTCCAGGCCATGCCGCGCGTTCCTGGCTTCGTGTTCTCGCCCGACGAGCTGCCGTCGACGCCGGCGCCGACGCTGCAATAACTTCCCATCAAAAACATCAAGGAATACCACTATGTTGCAAACTCTCCCTGTGCTGTTGTACGCGGGTGCTTACCTGCTGCTGTTCATTACCTGGGCGCTGGTCGTCTGCTTTCATGTACCTGGTGCTGACAACCTAGTGCAATACATTCAGTTGACGCTCAGCGCGCTGACTGGCCATGTGCTGACGCTGATCGACCCTAACAGCCGTCCGCCCGGTCCTTCGGCGCCGGCCGTCGTCACGCCGCCGCTGAACCCGCAAGCGGGTTGCGCGATGCCGAGCATGATGCTTACGTTGGTGTGCCTGGTCGCCGTGGCGATGCTTTCCGCGTGTTCGCTGATGCCGGCGAACTTCGGGCACGTCGAGGAGGGCGCCGCGCAGGCTGTCGTCCAGTCGTCCGAGCGCGCTATTTGCCGCGACATCCCCATCGGTACGTGGATGCGGCTGTACGGCACGAGCGCGGATCGCGTCAAGGGCTGGCAGTCGCTGTGCTTCAATCCCGTTACGGCGCCGCTGAACGACGATACTGTGGCCGCGATTTTGAAGGTGTATCCGAAGTTCCAGCAGGCGGTGGCCGCAGGCACGCCGCTGCCCGCCGCGTCGGTGATTCCGCCGCTGTCGTCTGACGCGAGCGTGCCGAATTGATGGCCGCCCAGTTCTTGACGCCGCTGCGTGATGAGTGCGTGGACGACCTGGCGTGCGACGGGCGCGGCATCTGGCGCATTCTGTTCGCGCTGAGTTTCTATTCTGCGATCCTGGGCCGCGTCATCACGGTAGAGCCTGGCTTTCTGACCGACTACGCCAGTGTGCCGCGCTGGCCGCTGACGTACTGGCTGTTCGGCGACACAAGCCACTTGGCGGCCGTGTTGCATGACTGGCTGTTCCATCATCATGAAGTCTGCGACGAAGCGACCGCCAACAAGGTGCTGATGGAGGCGATGATGGTGGAGGGCATCCCGGCCTGTCGCCGTGCCGGCATCTATGCAGGCGTCGCCCTGGGCGGTAAGAGTTCTTGGGAGGAAGACGGCAAGGGCAATGGCCACACGATTGTGGATGGCCGTATCGTGTAATAGCGAGCGCCCTGCCTAGTCGTCGTTGTGATCAGGTCGGTCCTTAGCTGGCCTGATCGCTGTACAGTTTCTCCCATTGCTCCTCTGTAATATACCATCGCGCAAAAAGCTCTTTACTGTGGGGCTCTACATTGAACGCCTGTTTTGCTCTCGGTGACATGTCGGTGAACATGGTGAGGAAGTACATCATGATCTGCAGGTTGGTGCCTAAGCAGTAAATTGCCAATTGCCTTTGCGTTTCCAAATTTCGAGCTTGGGTGACCTGCATCGCGCTGATATAGCTCGCATGGCTATGTCCTGATGCGTGCTTATAGAGGTTCCGAAAATGGAGTCGATGCATCCCCGCTTGCTGCGCAAGCATCGGCATTTTGTTCACCCCATTCCAGTCACCTTTTTTGATCAGTCGCTCCCGTTGGGGCTCAGTGTACTCAGTCATAAACAGCGGCGTCGCTTCAATTTCCGCTTTTAATGTTTCGATGTCAGTTAGCTCCGAAACCATTTGTTCTTTAGACTCTGAGGTGGTAGCGGTGTACTTCTGCCGACCCATCAAGCCACAGCGCTGCCAAATGGCGAATCTGAGCCGGACCAGTGCCTTGTCTTCTGGACCAAAGATAAATGTAAAAGTAAGGTACGTCTCGACTGCTGATCTGGTGATGGCTTGGACTGTTGAGTGATCCACAATCATGTCTCCGGTAGTCGGATCGAGGTGAGGTTGGCAAAGTTTCTGCATCGTTGACATGTGCCGAAACAGCTTCAGCGCTAGCGCATGAGCGAAGGAGTAGCATGTATCCATAGCGACAAAGTCGCTAATACTGGCCTGCACGACGCGGAAAAATACCAAGAGCGCTTTGGCGTGGTCGACCTCTAAATCGAGCTGTTTCATACGTGGACCTTAGATTGAGGTGATGAATATGCAGACGTCTGCACAAGTGAAAAGGCCCGCTTCGGCGGGCCTTGTAATTAGCTACTCATAGTCAAGCAGGTTCTAGGTGCTTGGATTCCGAGTCAATGAGCTGTAGTGCCGCCCGCGAGAGTAAGCCGCTGCGCGTTTCATGGCGTGCATCCGCATATCGGTCGATTTTACTCAGAACAAAGCGAGGCAAGCTGATGTTGATGCGCTCAGGCTTGCTATCCAGCTTGTCGAGGTCGACATCGACCAATGCCCAAATTCCGCTTTTGTACTCAGGGTTTTCTTGAAGCGCTTCGATTTTGCTTTGAGTGATCTCTACAGGCTCGCCCAGCTCCAGCAGGGTTTCGATGTGGCTGGTAATGGCTTCTCTTACGTTTTTCAATGCGTCTTCTATGGTGTCGCCCCAAGAGTGGACGCCTTTAATTCCGGGTACGTTCACGCCGTACACACTGTTTTCATCTTTAAAAATTACTACTGGGATATCCATTCTCTTACTCCCTTAACAATGACCGGCGCTAGTGTTGCTCTTTCCGGTCAAATACGATTTCACGGCTTCACGGGTTCACGATTTTCGAGTTGCACATTCGGAGTGCGACTTAGCTACAGATTCCCCGGCAGCTTGCCGGATGCCGGGGAGGGCGTTCTACTTCAGTCCTGCGTCTTTTAGTATGCTGTTCCACGTTCCGATTGGCAGGTCTTTTTTCGGGTGGGGCACCGTTACTAGGCCTGGCTTTTCAGCGTGTTTGAAGTGATGGTGGCTGCCTTTTATCCGTACTTCCTGCCATCCATCCTCTTCCAGCATTCGGATCAATTTGCTTGAGTTCATTTGCCTCCCGAATGTTGATGTGTGTAATTCTACACACGGTATTTGCGTCTGTAAATGGCGTTGTGTGTATTTGTGTGTTTTTAGTGGATGGCCTGTACTTGTCAGCAGGTGGTTACTTGATATACTGTGTTTTTATACAGTTAAATTCGATCATGAACCACGAAGGATTCAAGCCACCGTTGACGAGGGAGCAGCTACATGATATCGCTGTACGGCGCGATCCTGCGGACATCCTCCCCTTGCTGTGGGAGATCAAGCGGCTTCGAGCCATTGTGCTGCGGGCCAATCAGTTGCAGTCCAGTTTGTACGAAGGGATGGGCGGCGCTGGTGGTTTGATATTGCGTTGCTTGCGTGAGGAGCTGGCCGGGGAGCCGGTCATCGAGGAGCAAGTAAAGCTCGACCTCGACCCTGGTAAGCGGCGCGGTGTCAACAATGCGTGAGGCTCAAGACATGCCGCTAAATCTGTTCCGCAACTAGCTATTCCGATAGCTTTTTCTGGGGCGCAAAACTCCCCGACTTCCTCAGTATTGCGGAAATGATTTTAACTTAACCTTTTGATTTTAAAGGAAGTCTTCATAGACTTGAAAACTGGCGACGGGTTACACTGTTCGTGAGTTCGAATCTCACCGCTTCCGCCAAGAAAATGCAAAAACCGCCCACTGGGCGGTTTTTGCATTTTCGGACGGACGCGGTGAGATTCGAAGGGCTGGGCTTGCAAGCCCAGCCCTCTCCGAATCGCCCAACTGCTGCCGCAGCGCGGCAGCTTCGCGCGCCGAGGGCGCGCTTTTGCAGCGCGGCGGCGGATTTGACACCTGTTTGCGGTTGTTTTGGCGCGCCAAAAATAGCGAATATCACGGGATAATTGTCACCGGATTGCCCAGCATACGCCCTCAGTTAGCACCCACGCACAGCCCGCCTACGGCGCCTTTGATAGTGCTACATCAATAACGCATGAAGCTACAGCCTGTAGCCTTGAATCCCCTAGCGAAGCGCTCCGCATCCGCCACTTTGGAGGTTCACGACCATGTCAATAGCTACCGCAAAACTGCTCACTGCAAAGCCAACACCTAAGCGCGTCGCCGACCAAGGCGACAAGGAACTGAGTGGCGCACAGTGGGAACAGCGATTTAAGGGCAGCGCCAGTACAAAGGACTTGACTGCAACCTTTCGTAAAGCAGTAGAAGCTTTTATCGATGCAATGACATCGGCCGGTATAGCCGTCCGTATCTCCAACACATTCAGACCTATCCCTAGGTCGTACTTGATGCACTGGTGCTGGGAAATAGCGGCGAAGAACGTCAAGGCTGAAGATGTGCCAGCCATGAACGGCGTCAACATAAACTGGGTACACCCCACCGCCGAGGCATCGATAGC